CATTCAAGGAAGCTAGGAAACGGCTAAAGCGTTAATCTTTTGTTGTACCTGCTTGGTAGCTCAATGGCACTTCACAGCAAGTTCAAGCTCAAGGCCCAGGGCGAAGAGGCGAAGCCCAAGGCGACGGCCAAGAAAAAGCCCGCTAAAAAGGAAGCACCTTCGGAGGCTGAGTGATGCCTAGCGGACCTGGCACCTACGGCTCCAAGATGGGCCGTCCGCCTAAGAAGAAAAAGAAGAAAGGCGGCAAGAAAAAGTAATGGCACGCAAGCGCCGGCCACCAAAGGACAAGAAGACTGGCCTGCCAAAGGTCTATCTTTCTGGTGCCAAGAACAAGGCAGCCAAGGCGCGGGAAATCAAACGCACCGCTGCCCTATACAAGGCTGGCAAAAACATCGACATCGCAGCAATCTCTAAATCACGGACTGAGCAAGGTGGCAAGACCAAAAGCAAAACCACTAAACGCCGCAACAAAAAAAGCTCTAAAGGAAAAGGCTGAAAAGTCCAAGTTCTTTTACGGTGAGCTGGCTGCGGTGTACCGGAAGGGTCAAGGCGCCTACCTGTCCAGCGGTTCGCGTAACGTGCCAATGGCAGCCTGGGCCATGGGCCGGGTCAATAGCTACATGCGTGGTGAAAAAGCCCGCACTGCTGACGCTGCTATCTACGCCCGGTACAACAAAAAACGATGAGCATCAAACGCGGTGGCCATACGTTTACGGGCTATGACAAGCCCATCCGTACGCCGAACCATCCGAGCGGCAAGTCTCACGCTGTTGTCATTAAGGACGGAGATAAGCCGAAGCTCATTCGGTTCGGACAGCAGGGCGCTAAAACGAAGCGTCCGCGCAAAGGTGAGAGTGCTGCGGACAAAGCTAAGCGGGCGTCGTTCAAAGCACGTCATGCAAAAAATATCGCGAAGGGAAAGACATCTGCCGCATACTGGTCGAATCGGGTGAAGTGGTCTTAAGTCAGCTACAGTGAGCGTGAAATTAACCTTACGGGTTATCAATGTCTGAAGAGCAAAACCAGGAGATTACGTCTCCCGAAGCTCCAAACAATTCTGAGCTTGATGCACTGAAAAGCAGCATCCAGGCGTTAGAGAAAAAGAACTTTGAGCTAATTGGCAAGCTCAAAAGTGCAAAAACAATTCCTGACGGTGTTGATGTTCAGGAGTTGCTTGAGTTCAAGCGGTCTGTTGAGCAAAACAAACTTGAATCAGAAGGCAAGTACACAGAAGCCAGACAGGCTCTGGAGCAGCAGTTCCGTGAGGCGGCGGAGGAGAAGGACAAGCGCATTGCAGAGCTTGAAGCGCGAGTCCGGGAACTTGAGCTGATTGCACCGGCTAACACAGCGTTGGCTGATGTTGTGCATGATCCCAGCATTGTGTTTAAGGCTCAGCTGCTCAATCCAAACCAGATTGAACGCGAAGCTGATGGCACGGTTGTCGTGGTCAATGGCTACGAGCGCAAGCCGATTGAAGAATGGGCCAAAACCTTGCCCAGCTACATGCAGAAAGCTCCCAAGCCTGTTGGCAGTGGTGCACCTTCAGGGCGCAGCGCAGGCGGTGACATCCCGGCGGGGACAAAAAATCCTTTTGCCAAAGAGTCCTACAACCTCACAGAACAGTCGCGTCTTTTTCGTACAGACCGGGATATGTATGAAAGGTTGAAAGCTGCTGCTAACCGTTAATATGTTGAGCAAGGCAAAGCTACGCAGAGCCAATCGGGTTACGCCCATCCCGTAAACATCTTTTTTGAGGATCTGTCATGGCGACTCTTCGCTCTGACATCATCATCCCCGAGGTATTTACGCCTTACGTCATTGAGCAAACTACTCTGCGTGATGCCTTCTTGGCTAGCGGTGTGGTGCAGCCAATGGCTGAGCTAAATGCTGCCGAGGATGGTGGTGACTTCGTTCAAGTGCCTTTCTATAAGGCCAACCTGTCAGGCGATTTTGAGCGTCTGACGGATAGCTCATCCCTGACCCCAGGCAAGATCAGCGCAGATAAGCAGGTTGCTGCTGTTCTGCACCGTGGTCGTGCTTTTGAGTCTCGTGATCTGGCTGCCTTGGCTGCCGGTTCTGACCCAATGGCTGCAATCGGCAACAAGATTGCTGACTACATCGCAAACCAGCGTCAGAAGGATCTGCTGTCCTGCCTGGCTGGCATCTTTGGCGCTGTTGGTGACACCAGCTCCGCTTCTTTCGCAGCTCTGGCTGTCGATGGCGCGTCTGGCGACACCCCTACGCAACTGACTGCCCGTCAGATTGTCGAAGGTCAGTCCCTGCTGGGCGACCAAGGCGACAAGCTTGCTGCGATCGTTGTTCACCCCAAGGTGTACTACGACCTGAAAGAGCGTCGCGCTCTGGACATGATTTATGACGACGCGGGTCAGCCTGACACTTCCGCAGCTCAGGGTTCACTGGCTAATGCCTTTGGTCCTGTTGCTGTTCCCACCTTCATGGGAATGCGCGTGATCGTGTCTGCTGATGTGCAGACCGCTGGTTCCGGTGCCACCACCGAATACGCCAGCTACATGTTCACCCAAGGTGCCGTTGGCTCCGGTGAGCAACTCGGACTTCAGACCGAGACTGATCGTGACATCCTCGCCAAGAGCGATGCTATGTCGATTGATCTGCACTACGTGTACCACCCGATTGGTTCATCGTTCTCCACTTCCACCGCTAACCCCACCCGGGCGCAGTTGGAAACCGTGGGCAACTGGACCAAGGTGTACGAGACCAACAACGTTGGCATTGTGCGGATTACCACCACCAGCGCACTCGACTGAGGAGGTAACTAACCATGGCATCCATTTTTGAGGCAACAGCCGGCAACCTTGTCGGCCCCGCTACTGGCGGCACTGTCACCCAGGCCACCAGCAAAGCCACTGCCGTGACTCTCAACGCTGAGTCCGGTCAGATCACCCTTGACGATGCTGCACTTGCAGCAGGCGCTGAGGTTTCTTTCACTGTTAACAACGACAAGATCGCTGCCACTGACGTGGTGGTGTGCAACCACGGTTCCGCTGGAACCGCCGGTTCTTACCTTGTGCAGGCCAACTCGATTGCCGCCGGATCTTTCGCGATCACCGTGGCAAACCTTTCGACTGGCTCACTTGGTGAGGCAATCGTTGTCAACTTCGTGGCTCTGAAGGGCGCTAGCTCCTGATGGGTCTTTTCGCCTTCAGGCGGATGAAGGAACGTGAGGCCGCTGCACAAGCGGCGGTCTCCGCTCCTGATAAGCCGACCAAACAGACTTCTACTGTGACGCCCGATGGCAGTAACAATCGACGCAACAGCGGGCGGCGCAAACGCCAACAGCTACATAACACTGGCCCAAGCTGACGCCTACGTTGAGGCGATGATCGAGAGCACGGATGTCAACAAGTGGAGCAGCGGCAACACTGACAGCCGTAACCGGGCGTTAGCAGCAGCAGCGCAACGCTTGGATCGTGAAAGATTTTTAGGCGCACGCGTAACGGATACACAGGCACTGCAATGGCCGCGTACTGGCGTGCGAAAGCCCGATACTTACGTCAACACCTACGCCACTGGCTTTCCTTTCCGCATTTCTGAGGATTACTTCACTGATGAAGAGATCCCAGACCAGATCAAGCGGGCACAGATTGAGCTTGCTGTTTACCTGCACAACAACACTGACGGCATCAGCCTTAGCGGCTTGAACGATTACAAGAGCGTTCAGATTGGCAGCATCAGCGTCACCCCTGACAAGGCTGGTGCTGTTGGCGCTGACCACGTTCCGCCGATGTTTGAAAGGTACTTAACGGGTCTTAGAATTAGTGGACCAGGCAACATTGCTATTAAACGGAGCTGACCATGTACGGAGACCTGAAAGGCGGCTTCGAGTTCATCTCAGACACCGCTGAGCACACTGGTCGGTTTTGCTTGATCTATTTCAAGGAAGACACTGTGATCAGTGCCATTACTGTGCAGAACGCAACCGGCAACAGTTTGGCTGGTGAAACCTTTGTAGCTGACACCAAGCTTTCGGGCATCGTTACCAGCATCACGCTGACCAGCGGCGCTTGTCTTGCTTATCGCGTCTAATGGCACTCGCTGACTCGCTGGGCAAGGTTGCAACCAACGTTCTGAAGGCGTTGGGTGGCGATGTGACGATCCGTTATGTCACCAGCGGGGCGTACAACACAACGACCGGCCTGAGCGGCGAGACGGTAAGCGACACCAACGTAAAGGGTGTTGTTGAAGCAGTACAGAAGTCTGAGGCCAATGGTTTGATCCAAGCGGAAGACAAGCGCCTGATCGTTTCCGCTGAAGAGCTTGCGACAGCTCCTGGGACCAAAGACCGTGTTGTAATCAGCTCTGTTGTCTATCAGATCATCTCTGTCACTACGGTTGAGCAAGACAACACGGCCATCACTTATGAGTTGATCTTGAGAGGCTGATGGCTAAGCGCGAAATCACCATTCTCGGCATAAGTGATTACTGCGAAGAGAAAGTGCAAGAGCTTGTCCGTGAAGCGGGCGTAAAACTGCGCGACCGGCTTGTGGAGTTAAGCCCTGTCGGGGAAGTGAATGGCGGAACGTTTAAGTCAAATTGGCAGGCGCCTGTCTATGCAGACAAAGGTTTGACCGCCAGGATCGTCAACAACACGCAGAATTACGGCGAGGCCATCACGTTTGGCGGTCCGTACATGCCTCCCTCATGGCAGGGCAGATTCCGTTCACGGTTTGGTCTAAAGGAAAATTGGCCTACTTTGCTTGCTGGTAAAGACGTGCGAAACGCCATCCCTAGCATGTGGAGCAGGATCGTCAGTAAGCCATGAGCAGTACATATAACGACATCAGGCAAGCGATTGAGGCACGCATTGCAACAGAAATGGCGGAGTCGCCCGCTTATCAGGTGAGCTATGAGAACGTGCCGTTTACGCCGCCCAACAACTCGACCTGGGTCAAGCTGCAAATCCGTTTTGGGGCGAACAATTATGCGACCTTGCTTGGGCCAACCACTGGCAGCAATATCCAGTCAGGCATTGTCGTTATTGGGATTTTCAGCCCAATCGGTGTAGGCACTGGAGACAACTTCACGCTGGCCGAACGGCTGAAAGATTTGTTTGATCGCAAGACCGTCAGTCAGATTATTTTTGACGCCGCAGACGGACCCGCGATTGTGGATGCTGCTCCTGAATCCTTTTTTCAAACAGAGCTAGCCATAACATTCAATGCGTTCGTACAATGAGCTGAGCCAACTACCGTACAAACGTCATGGCAACCACTCTGTCCGGTACGTCCGGCGCACTCTATTACAAACCTGCTGGCACTGACAGCACGTTCACGTCGTCGAACGTCACCAACGCCGACAATGAAATTGTCGTTGGTGCTTACCGCAACTTCAAAGTCAACGACAAGGTCGTGTTTGGCACTGGTACTGGCGGCACCCTGCCTGCCGGTATCACTGCAGGCACTGACTATTTCGTCCTGACCTACACCGCTTCTACTGGTGTGGCTACGTTCTCTGCTACCGCTGGCGGCTCAGAGCTTGCTTTGACGAATGATGGCACCGATGGCACCACGCCGTTCACCATTAAGTTCAGCGAGTTCCAAGCGGTTGGAGACGTTCGCGAGTGGTCCTTCGAAATCACCCGTGATGAAATCGATGTGACCACGATTGGTCAAACGTTGGGACAGAACGCACCGTTCAAGACCTACATCACCGGCTTTGCTGATGGTGAAGGTTCTGCGACGATCTACACCACTGACGACGACACCACCATTGCATCTCGCTTAGTGGAAGACGTGCTGCAGCGGATTCAGACCGGCGTGCAGTTCAAGCTGTATATCGACCGTGTGGTTTCTTCCGGCACTGTTGATGAAACGGGAAGCCGTTCAATCACGATGGAAGCTGTGTTGACTTCAGCCAGTTTCACTGTCAACCCGGATGATGCGCAAGCTATTGAGGTTGCATTCCGTCCGTCTGCTGCGCCTACTTTTGACCTCAGCAAGACTTGATCGTCGGTTGCTGGTTTGTTTGCCCCTGGCTTGCGCTGGGGGTTTTTTCATGAGTAGTATCTGTTTACTGTTTCTGAGTTTTTATGTC